ATCTGCGAGGGACGGACATTCGGGATCATCGCTTCTCTCCTGACTTGCGAAATGGTTTGAACCGCGCGGCGCAGACGCGCGCGCGGGAATGCGTGGAAGTGCGGGGAATACGAGGCCGCCCGTTGCCGAGCGGCCTAGGTCACCAGGTCAGGCTGCCCGGATTAGCGAGCGGCCAGCGCCACCATCGAGGAGAGGGTGTTCGCCGAGTTCTTCCTGGTGATCGCCTTCTGCCACCAGGGCTGCCCGCCGACCCGCAGGATGAAGCGGTAGGCGGTCTGGTCCGCATCGAAGAACAGGTGGATCGACACGTCCGTGCGCACCCCGCCGTTCTTCACGACGCTCATGTACTGCGAGAGGTCGGCGAAGATGATGTCGCCCGGCGTTCCCACCGCCTGGCAGGCCTCCGTGTAGACCACGGGACGGCCCTTCAGGGTCGGGAACGGCGAGTTCGACAGGCCACCCGCCGGCAGGTACGCGGGGTACGCCGCCGTGGTGCCCGGAACGACCAGTGCGTCCAACTGCGGCTCGACGTCCTGGTTGATGATCCAGAGGCCCTTGCGTCGGGAAGGCGCGTACATCCGGGACCACATCTTCGTGATGTTGTTGTAGACGATGGTGCCCGCCGTCTGACCGCCCTCGGCCACCTGCGTGACCAGCGCCGCCGACTTGAGCAGGCCCAGAGGCTTGCCGGCGCCGTCGCCGTTCACGATGGCGTCGTTGACCTTGAAGAGCATCTTCGCCGGCGCCTTCTGGCGCAGGTACGCCTGGAGCGAGGGCGCGTCGGCGAGCAGCTCGTCCGACACCGGCACGAGCGCGATGAGCTTCTCCGCCCGGACGGTCACGGCGCGCAGCGCGGGCTTGCTCTGCGTCGCGGCCTGACCCTCGCCGGCCCAGAAGGCCTGGATGCCGGAGCTCGACCAGGGTTCGTCCTCGTCGACCGGGATGGTCACCGCGTTCGACTGCGTGGGGATCTGGTCGGTGTAGGTGAGGAGCGAGTCCTCGCCCATGACCTTCTCCAGCAGCTCGGTCTTGAAGTCCGGCGGCACCAGGTAGCCGCCGTCGCCGCCGACCCCCTCGGACCCGGCCGTGGTTGCGGCCGCGTTCATGAGCTTCAGGCGCGTGTCGACGTTGTCCGGGTTCAGCTTCGCGTGGCGAACCCTCATGGCGAACTCGCCGAACCTCTGGAACCCGCCCGTGCCCTTTTCCCGCGCTCCCTCCAGGCCCGGCGTCGGGCGCAGGGGGCGCCGCTGGTCGGTCCGGTTGTGCGGCCGATCGGGCTGCTCCGCGTCCTCCGGCGGGACCATGCGGTCCTGCGGGGCGTCGAGCTGCGCCGCCATCGCGGCCAGCTGCTTCCGGCGCTCGATCTCCTTCCCGGTCGCGTCGAACGCGGCCGTGAGGGTGGCGAACTTCTCGACTTCCTCGGGGGTGAGGGCGCGCTCCTCGGCGTCGGCCTGGGACTGGATGGCCTGGATCTCTGCGTGGATCGAGACGCGCTGCGCGTTGAGCTGCTCGATCGTGATGTGCTTCGACATGGTTCGGTGCTCCAAAAGGCGAAGCCCGGCCCTGACGGCGCGCTCGCGCCGCCCGTTGACCGGGCGTGGATGGGTGGGTGGTGCGGGCTACTTCCGCGCGGCTGGCCGCTGCGGAGTGGTGCTGGCGCCCGGGGCTGGCCCGCGGGCGTGCTGCGCAAGCGTCTTCTTCTGGCGGGCGAGCACTTGCTGCACGTGCTGCTGGATCCGCTCCTGGGTCTGGGTGGCGATCCCGAGGACCGCCTTTGCGCTGGCGCTGGTCGCGTCGTCGGCGCCCTCGCCATCACCGCTCTCGTCGCGCGCGATCTCGTCACAGAACCCGAGATCCTTCGCCTGCTGGGCGTTCATCCAGGTCTCGGCCGACATCAATCCGAGCATTTCTTCCGCCGGCTTCCCTGTCTGCGCCGCGTACATCGCCGCGATGTTCCCGTCCTCGAGCGTCAGGATCTCGGACACGTGCACGAGGTCCTCGGCGTTTCCCATGGCGAGGGACCACGCGCGGTGAATCATCCAGGTGGCGGTCGGCGCGGAGACGATCGTCGAGCCGGCCATCGCGATGAACGAGGCGGCGCTCGCGGCCAGTGAATCGTTGTGGGTGGTGACCGCCATCGGGCAGCGCTTGAGCGCCTCGTAGATGGCCTTCCCCTCGAACACGTCACCGCCCTCGGAATTGATGCGGACGTCGACCGCCTTGCAGCCCTTGGCCTGCATCGCGTCGAGCGCCTCGATGACCGCCGCCGCGGTGATGCCCTCGTTGAAGCTGTCGCCGCCGATCTGGTCGTACACGTAGAGGGTCCCGATCTCGCCCTCCTCTTTCGTCACCAGGCCCTTGATGCCCAGCCGCGCGCGCGACTCGACCGCCATCTTGTGGGCCTTCACCAAGCTCCGCAGGTTCAGCATCCGCTCGTCTCCGTTCCTGTCGTTGGCCAGATCGCCGCGACCACTTCCTCGGCCGCAGCTCCGGGGTCCTTGCCGTTGTCGATTGCGTCCGCCGCCTGGAGCAGGCGGATCTCGATCGAGGGGTCCGCCGCGGGGCAGGCCTTCGCGGCGAGGTCGATCCCGCTGCGCGCCTCCTCGATGAGCCAAGGCCGGAGCTGCTCGCGCAGGTCGGCGAGGTGCACGCGGATCTTCCCGTCCGGCAGCTCGCGCCGGCGGAGGTCGGCCTCGCGGTTCGCCACGCGCTTGGCGTACCGGTCGAGCACCGAGGCGAAGACCATCCCGAAGGCGTCGCGGGCGAGTGAGTCGCGCAACGCGCCGCCGTCTGGGCCCTGCTGGTCGCCGGGAGGCGCATCACCAGAGGCGGGCGCACCAGCGTCCTGCCCTCCGGCACCACCGCGGCCGCCCGCGGGCCCTGGTGCCCCAGGTGCTGTCTTCCCGATCTGGTCGACGCTCTTCTGAATGCCCTCGACGGTCGTCATGTTCGACATGACGATTCGGACATCGCCCTCGGGGCCGATCGTGTTCTTCCGCTCCATGCGGAGGATGTCGTTGACCGAGTAGACCCCCGCATTGCGGCCGAGCGTGTACGCCTCGAAGCGGCTCTTCGCGTCGCCGTGCGTGAGCCAACCCATGTCCAACTCGGTCGCCCGCCACGGTGCGCGCTGCGGGAATAGCTTGAAGTCCGCCTCCTGCTCGAGGCGCTTGGCCCACGGGGTCAGCGCGTCGCGGACGAACTCGATGCCGAGGTGCTCGATGTTGTTGAACGTCGCGCGCAGGAGGTGCTGCACCTTGTGCGGCGGCACGCCGAACCAGCGGCAGACCTCTTCGACCTGGAAGGTGCGGCTCTGGACGAGCTGGGCGGCCTCCGCGTTGGTTGCGAACGGCATCCACTCCATTCCCTCTTCGAGGATGGCGGGCCGGTTCGATTTGAAAGGGCCCTTGTACTTGTCCTCGAAGTCCTTCTTCAGCCGATCGTGAGCCTCGGGCGTCAGCTTCCTCGGGTGCTTGAGCATCCCGCCGAGGTTCGTGTTGTTGCCGAAGTACGTGCTGCTGAAGCGCTCCTGCGCCGCGGCGAGGCTCATCGACTTCGCCGCACGCGCGACCAGGTTGTCGCCCATGAGCCCGGTGATGCCCGGGCCGCGGAGGTGGTAGACCTGCTCGGCCTCCAGCTCGATGCGCCCGCCGTCCTGCTGGAAGTATTCGTAGTACAGCCGGTACGGCTTCACCGTCCGGCGCCGCGGCACCATCCGATCCGGGAGCAGCGGCCACAGCTCGAAGATTTGCCCGCGCGCGTTCTTGATGATCTCCGCGTACCCGTTGCCCCAGGTGAGCCCGGCGAAGAGCGTCGCCTCCTTGAAGGCGATCGCTGTCATGTCCGAATTGGGCCGGACATTGAGTAGATGGTCGAGCGGGTCGTTCACCAGTTGCGACCGCTTGTCGCCCTCGACGGAGAAGACGCTCCAGCGGCACGCGGCCAGGGCGTTCGTGATCGCCATGACGCACGCCCAGACCACGCTGATCTGCAACGCGGTGTCGGCGGTAATGACGATGCCGGTCGGCTGGTCGGCGGTGATCCAGCGGTACTCGCGCACCGGATCGTCGCGGCGGACGAGATTGCGCACGCCCGCGAGCGCGCGACTCCAGAGTCCCATTGTGGAGGTTGCTCCTCACAGAGAGAGAAGGCCGCGCTCGCCCGTGTAGACGCTGGTTTGGTAGAGGATCGCGCGGCAGAGCGCGTTCACCTCGGCGCTCACTCCGTCGATCTTCCCCTTCGCCTTCGCCTTGTCCGGCTTGATGTTTCCCGCGGGGTCTTCCCTCTTCACCGCGTTGTCGACCATCCAGCGCATCACCGGGTTGCGGGCGTGCCGGATCTTCCGGGCGATGATCAGCTTCTCGAATTCCTTGCTCGGGTCGCTGAGTGTCGGGAAGCCCTGCCGGATCTCCACCATCGTGAAACCGTCGTTCTCGAGGTGCGTACGGGTCGCGGTGGCGTTCCAGGGATCGAATCAGATCTCCTGGATCTGGAATCTCTTCGAGAGGTCCTTGATCTCCAGCTCGATGAGGTCGTAGTCGATGACCTCGCCGGGCGTCGCGAAG